AACCAATCTTCTTTTGCAATCACATCTAAAACTCATTGTTACATTATTGCCCACTTTACAGAATCTTTCAATAAGTTTTGTGTTTGAGTAGTCAAAAGAGCAATTTGGGCACTTTAGTTCATCCTGGGTTATTCTTAGTTTTCTATTTGCCATAAGTTTCGTTGTAATAGTCTTCGCCTGATTGACTTTTAGAAAATTCGTGGTCATCTCCATTGTGCCACGATTGAGCTATCTGCTCTTTGTGCATTTGTTTGGCTTGTTCAAATAATTCAGGAAATGTTTGAATAGCACCACTTCCATTTATTACTAATTGTTCTTCAAGCCATTCCACCGCTGTTTGTTTAGTTGCCATTGTCTTGTTGTTTAATAAGGTTATACCCTTAAAGTTTTGGGAAAAATTTCAGGGAATAGCCTGTTGTTTAATTAGATTGACTACCCACTGAGCACCATCAATAAATTCAAAATCATATAATAATCCATCATCAATTGTTGCCGCGTTTTGTATGTCCCAATCACTTGGTAGTTCAATGTGTTCAATATCCCTTAGATATTTATCAACCCAATATTCGGATAAATGCTCACCTAATAATAATCTTACTTGTTCTTCTGTATATAGTTTCATTTTCATTTATGGTTTAATCTTCAAAAAATACTCTTATTAGCTTCCACCACATTATTATTAGTGGTATGAATATAATCCCAAGTATAAATCCAACCACATGGCCTGACCCATCTTTTTTAGGATTTGTTTTTTCTAACTCAATAGCACATAATATACCCCAAATAATACACGATAATAATGTGATAGTCGCTTTAATATCTCCTTTGTTCATTTGCATTTATGATTTAGTTTAAAAGTATCAGTTTTGCACCCATAGTAATAATAAGTTGAATCAAAGTCATCGTGAAAGTCTTGTTCAACTACTTGCAAATATACTGGTTTATGCGGATGCTCTAATTCTTTTTTGTTTAATGTCCAAAAATAATAGCCAGCAATGCAAGCCATTAATAAAATCGTTAGTTTTCTCATTTGATATAGTTTAAAATATGTGCAATTACATCTACTGTCCAACCATTCCCAAGCATCTTATAACGCTGCGAATCTGAAACGTGATTGGTATAATTATCTTTTACAGTTTGAAGTCTTTCACATTCAACTGGAGTAAGTCTTCGAATATTACTTTTATATTCAATCGCTTGAGTATTTCCAATATCAAGACAATAAGTCTTTCCATCTGATTTGCTCAAGTGTCCCGATCCACCAGCATTTTTATTTTCTTTTAAGCTTGGTCTATCTGCACTTCTTTTCTGCAAGTTATGAGTAATAATCATATTATCAGTAGGAGCTAATGCAGCATTTGCTCTTAAACAATTACCTTTATCATCTCCATTTTTTGGCGAAAATCCAAATCCTGTTCCTTTTTCTGAATGCCTTTCTTTATGCCGTTCAAATCCTGCAATCATTTTTTCGCTTAAATAATACTTAGCATCTACATCAGCTTCTAATATATCTTTAAGTAAAATCACTTTATCCTTTGGCTGCTGAATTGTAGATTCTAAATCTCCGAATAATCCTTGTGGCTCTAATCCGATATTAGTCCAGTAAAGTCTTTGTCTATTCTGAGCAGAAACTAACGATGAGTTAATCATTATTGGCTTAACTCTAATTGCTCTTGAAAGTATCTTTTCCTATTTCTCTCCCATCATTACATTCTCCAAAAGAAAATACTTTGGCTTTACCTCATTTAGTAATCTCATATACTCCCAAAATAAGTAAGATTGACCTTCAAATTCAAAGCCTTCTTCTTTCAATTGTAAGTAATGCTCAAGCGTTAATATCTCTTGCTCATCTTTGGTACTCATTCCTTTTCTCTTACCAGCAAAGCTAAACGATTGACAAGGACTACCACCAATAAGAATATCAATCTTTGGAAAATCTTTACCGTTTACATTTACTACCGATCCCAACTGAATGGTATTCGGATAGTTTGCCATCGTTACTTGGATAGCATACTTATCAATTTCAGATGCAAAGTATTTATCAACTTTAAATCCAGCTCGTTCGAGTGCTTGTTGTCCACAAGACATTCCATCAAATAGGCTTAGTACATTCATTATTCTATTGGTTTAATATTACCAGATTCATCCAATCTAACATCGAAAGATGCCAAACTATTTACAAACCATTTATAAGCTTCAATTTTTGCTTTATTAATATCAGGCATTGTTCTTTTCCAAATAGCAACTTTTTCAACTTCATCAAGTCTGATAAGGTCAAATTCTTTTGCAACATCGTATAAATATTGTAATCCTCCAGCTAACCATTTAAAATTTGGATCGTTAGACACTTGGTCAGCATACATATTTAAAGCTTCTATTGCTTGTGCTTTTAATTCTGCATCGCTTGGCGTAGGTAATGGCTCATCTTCAATATCTCTTTGTGCAACGATCCGAGTTTCTTGTGCTGAAAACTCTAAGTATCTTGCCATTATTCTGCCAAAGAATTCACAAGAGAAGTTCTCATAGCATTTAGCATCTATTCCAAGCTTTCCAGCTACTGCCATATCAAAGGCAAGTTTGATTTCTGCGATTGTTACATTGGCGAAGTTTGTCTGAATAAAGTTTATCAATACAAAGCTTTCTTCTTCCGTTGGCATATTGTTTGCTCGTAAGCCTACCAAAAGCATCGAATAGCGTAATACTTGCTTTAAGTCTTTTTCGTTTGTTACACGCAAAGTTTGACCTTGTTTTGCTTGTAATAACTGCTCTGCCAAAGCATTACCCCCAGTTTTTAAGGGCTTCCATTCTTGCGGCAGATGTTCCGAGTTTTTCTGAGTTGTTAGTTCCATTGTTTAGTTGTTTAGGTGCGAAAATTCCTTGATAGTTATTAGCAATCGAATTATTAATTGCTTCTTCTAATTCTTGGTCTGATTTACTTTCCCAATTTGCATATAATTGTTTAATTCCAGCTTGAGTATATTTAGATTTTTTTTCTTTTTTATAATCAAACCACTTTTTAAACAACTCATCCCTAAAAGATAAAATCGTTTCTTCTTCTTCTTGGTATTCTTTTTCTTCTTCTTCTTCTTTTTCTTCTTGTGGATGTGTATCCATACTGTATAGATACTGTATCAATACTCTATTTTTGACTTTCAAAAGCTCTTTGTCTATACAAGCTTGAACTTTCGGAGAAGTAGAGTCATTATACTTAGCCCAGTTCAATAAGCATAGCTCATTAGTTTCTTTTGACCATCTTACTTTATTCATCTCTTGAAAGAAATCAATAAGCTTTACTACCGTTTCTTGATTGTAACCGGTGTCGAAAGACATCTTACGAATTGAAGTTTCGTAGATTCCGCATTGAGTAGTCTTATCATTAGTCATTAAGTAAAGATAAAAATACTTTTGTTCGGGAGTTAGATCGCCAACAAATGTGTCGCTCCAAAATGTTACTGAAATTTTCCTAAATGCTGCCATTAGTTAAATAAAAAAAGCCAGCCCAAGTGAGAGATTGGAACTGGCTTGTGGTTTTTTAACCCTTAAATCACCGAAAGACTCTCACCCCTTTCGCTAATTTATTTCACAATATACTAATCTTCTTTTAACTTGCAAAGTCTTTTGCGAAATACTCCAGCATAAATTGGATGGTCGTTTTCGAATAGCCTTGCATAATCTGAAGTATAAGTATTGTTTACTTTGAATTTATCGTTACCTGATACCATAGTGTTCCAACGGATAACTTCGAAGATTTGCTTTGCGCCAATGTGAGTATATCCTCGATTTATTAGCTGGTAAGCAAGTCGTTTAAACTCGCGATACACTTGTGGATTTTCTTCGTGATACTTTTTGAAGCTTCTCATCTTTAATAAGTTTTAGTTTTCGATAGTTATTTTGTAATTCTTTGGCAAGATGCTCTTGCCATTGGTTAAAGGTTAGCTCTTTCATAGTTTGAATAAATAAACAATTAAGTAAATGATCCATACGGAAATTATTCCGCAAAGTCCAAAGAAAGCCAACGCTTCGCTGGCTCTCTCGTGTTGCTTGCTCTTACCTTGACTCATAAAGCTTCTCAAGCATAAGCTCTTTAATCTCGTCCATTACATCGTCATTCTTTACTTTGCCGTACACTACTTGTTGAATTAATGGCATTGAGAATTCTCTTGCGCTAAATGGCTTAACTCCTTTTCGGTTAAGTCTTTCTGCGACTTCTTTATACATATCCATTTTTCTAATCTTCATATTATAAAAGTATTTTTAGCGTTGTATTCTTCCAAGCCATCTCCATCTTCATTGGCTATTAACTTATCGTATTCTTCGCCTTGTTCAGTTATTCCATTTAAGAAGTTGCCAGCTTTCATTCCAGTAATGTAATTGTAAGCTTCTTCTTTTGTTTTAAACTCTTTCCAATGGTAATAGCTTTGAGCATATCCATTGAACGATCCACCATAATGGTCTTTCCATTTAAATTGGTAGTAAGTGTTTAACTTTATTTTATTCAGTCAGAATGGCAAGTCAGTAGAATTTGCATTTGACTTTGGAACTTCTTGCTTTGCTCCAGTAGCTTCCCAAGTATCAAGCTCAATGTAATACTTTCCGTTTTGGCTTTGGTTAATATTAAGGTTAACCCAACCTTTTTTGGAGTTTGCTTGTAAGAAGGCTATCGCCTCCTCTACTTTGAACGAGAGCTTACCAATTGCCCAAGCTGGAGCATTATCATTGCGTTTAAAGATAATGCCATCTGCAAATACTTTGTCTTTCTTTTCCATTATTGTAATTCTTTTTTACGGTTTGAAAATAATTCTATTTGTGTTTTACTTAATGTATATGCTGAATTTACTTTTTGAAATAAAGCATTTAATTCATCAATACTTTCTACTGATTTTAAAGAAAAATCTAATTTAACTGAATCAGTTAGGCTTGGCTTTTCTTGCTCTTTTACTTGAGTGCCAGCTGCATCCAAGTCTTTGTCGGTAATGATACCAAGCATTGAACTCAAAGCGTATCTTCTAAAGTAAGTCACACCACTACCATAAGCCTGATAGTCATTCATACTGCCAAGCTTTACCTTTGGAATTTGAGTGAAGCTTTCAAGTTGCTCTCCGCTTTCAACGTGAAACAAGATAGTCTTGATGCCATCGTTCTCAAGTAGTTGAGTAAAGCAAAGCTTGTGCTTCTTTAGCAACGGATTGATAACGCTAAAGATTTGAGGCAAGTCGGCATAAGTGTAGTTATGCCCTTTTGTATCCTTGTGGATAATTGGACATTCATTTTGAAAGTCCGAAAGTGATTTAATTAGATTCTTCATAATTGATAAATTTGATAAATTGAGAATTACTTGATTGGCATTCGTGAGATAGAATATCCTTGATAGTCCAAAGCTCGTGATTGAAAGTGAATATCATTGTATAGAATCCAGCTTCATCTTTGAATTGTGCTTTTACGGTTTTCATAAGTTTTCGATGATAGAAACGATTGTTAAAATTAAGGCTAATTTTCCAGCTAATATTAAAGCTGGCTTGATGTCGGCAGTTGTAAAATCTTCGCCAATCATTAAAGAGATAAAGTTTTTCATTTTGATAAGGTTTATTCGATTGCTTCATTGCTTTCGATAGGTCAAAGGTAATACTATTTTTTAAATAAAAAACTTTTTTAATTATTTTTTTTCAATCAACAAAAAAGGATACCAGCAATGCCAGTACCCTTTCCTTTCAACTAAACCTATCAACTATATGAAAACTGAATGCAATATACTAAAATATATGAGATAGCCTTGCCACTTGACCAAACTCTTTGTGATGGATAAATCCCTCAACTGCTTTGGTAGCGTGCTGATAACCTTGACGATGGTGCCAGCTATCAGTTCCGCTTGGCGATCTAAGACTTTCTACCGTTACTCCGATATAATCTTTGCTCACTTTGTGATGCAAGTGATGCGAATAGACATACTTATGTTCAGTTTGCGACCACATCTCTTTCGCCTCCACTGCCATTAACATTGGTAAGTCTTGAGGTTTAGCTCCATCGCCATGAGTTGTTCCAATTAGATTGCTTCCGTACTGGTAATACTTGCGATGCGCTATGCTACAATCGAAACGAATGTTAGGGCATAATCTAAACCAAGATTGAATTACATCTGCTAAGAAGAATCCGCTTTGATAATCGTGATTAGATGGATTGAATACAAAGTGAATATCTGCAACTTGCATAAGTAGCTCAATCACTTCAACGTATAGCTTCTTGGCAGATAGGAAATTTTCATAAAACATTCCATCAGTGTCTTGTGGTGTACCGCTTGTGGTAGTTCGCTTGGCGCTATCAGTGTGTAGTATGTCATTGCCTGCTATAAAAAGTATTTGGTCAATATTAAATCCATTTGCTTTTTGGATAATGCCTCGAACACCATCCAATACTCGCTTCATTGCAATTTCTACATTATAGCTATCTCCAGTTTCATAAGCTGTTGCAAGCTTACCAATGTGAATATCAGCGGGATCGACAACAAGCAGATGCCCATCAGTATTATTACCACGAATGATAGTAGGATATATTGGAGAATAGCCTTGCATACTTGCAACAATCTCATCTCGAATTTCTTCATAAGTTTTTGCTTTATCGCCTTTAACGTGAACGGAATATTGCTTGCCCTTGTACCAATAGTTTGAAACATTCTCTAATGGCAATCCAACTGCCTCGCATTCGGTAGCAAGAGCTGGATGATTATTGATTCGCTTATGTCTTTGAACTCTACGGAGTAAGGCAATTCTTAGATGCTCTTTGGTTATGTATGGATATTGCTCAAATAGATGCCGAACAATTGCTCCTTGACTTGGGAACTTGCCACTAATATAAAGCTCCAAAGCTTCTTGGCTTATCTCTTGAGTGCTTTTATTTTCTTGATTGCTCATATTCATACATTAATTGATCCACCAAAAACTCTATATTATTTGCCAGCTTCATTTTAAGCACAAATGTAGCGTCATCTGATTCATTAATCTGATTCATTACATCAAGCATTATATCCAATACTTGAGCCGTTGATAGTTTATCGCTCATTTGAGCAATAGGTACGATATTGCTACCGTTGTGAGTATAAAGAAATTCCTTTGCCATCCGTTTCTTTTGCGTTTGTTTTCACTAATATATAAAGATTTTTCGGTTTCGTATATCTTTGATTGTCTTGCATAGTTTTCATTCGTTAGAATCGAAATATAAGCCTTGTTCAAGCTATCCTTCTGAAGCAATAGTTTTCTCTCTTTTAAGTCGTGAATAATTGTATCCATTAATGTTACTGGAATACAAATATCCTTACCGGTATGTCCTATAATTTTGTAAGAAATTTGTCCTTTCGCTATCACTGATAATAAAAGGAATGCGAGTAATAGCACTATCGGTTTTAATGATTTCATTTTGAATTACGATTTGTTGCGGAATTTCTAAAGATTTTGGCTTTTCTTTGCAAGAATTGTAAAAATAAGCCACAAAAAATAAAAGCAGTAAACTCGTTACTGCCTTAATTAAATTAACATATTGTTCCATAAAGCTCTGCTTCTTCTTTTCTGCGATTTAATAAACCATCCATTACTTTGCCATTAGCTTTAGTCCATCGCATAAACTCGTTCTTAATTGTTTTATCGTTTGGATCGAGATTTACTTTGCGGATTAATGTGCTTCCCTTTAAAGCGTGTAAACCTATGTTGTATGCTATGCTTACGAGTGCATCAAATTGATTTTGATTGACTTTATCAGTCGTGAATGAATCAACACCTTGCTCGTAATGTTTAAGCATATTTAAGAGCATTGTATCAGCTTCTCTTTGAGTAACTGGCTTATCAGTTAACTTTACTTTTGCGCCATTAGGATAATAAGTAGCACCATATCCAATAGTAGGTATGCCAGCTGGACATTTGTAAGGAGCTGACTTAAATCCCTCATACTTCTTTATCAGGTTTAATCCTTTTGCTCCGATTTGGTTTACTTTCATCAAGTCCTAATTTGTGTTTTAAGTCGCTATTTTCAGTGCGGAGGCTATGTACCTCTTGAGTTAAGGCATCTACCTTATCGCTTAATTCTTTTACTTTATCAGACATCTCTTGAGCCATCTCTCGCCAAATTTTAATAGCTTCTTGTGTGTTAGTTATTTCGCTTCCTTGCACTTCAACATTTTCTTTCTTGCGACCAACTAACCACGAAACAAAAGCTCCGATTGCACCAGTAATAGATGGGACTACAATGTCTTCCAAGTTCATATTAAGCTTCTTTGATCCAAGGCAATGGAAGTACAACAATAGGAGGATTCTTTTGCAATGCGATTTGCTCCTCTAAATTACTATCAATGCTTGCCAAGTCAAGACCAGCTTCAAGCCAAGATTCAACTTGTGCTTGAGTTAAATCAGGATAAGCCGTAAAGTCGGTAGAACTTGGAGTTTCGCAAGGCATCGTTCCGTAAGATTCAGCAATGTAACTTCCATCGCTTGCGTTTCTTCGCCAGTGAATTAACGATACTACATCTTGCAGTCCTTGCTCTTGTGGCTTGGTATCAAGCTGGACAATAACCCATTTAAAGTTTATCATTACAATTCGATTTCTTCTTGTTCTACTTTATTAAATTTAACTCCTTTAACCCATCCTTCAAGAAAAGTATAATCTTCTAATCCTTCAGGGAATGATACTTGAATAGGAGTAAAGGCAAGTTCGCTATCAAGTAAAACTTTCATTGCTTGATTGAGCTTCTTAACTCCCTCTTTATTAAACGAATAATCTCCCTTTTCGTTTGTAATTAAATTGCCTGATTCATCTACCGATGCAGCATCCAATCTAATATCTTCCTTTTTATCGTTAAAATCGTCCAAATGTTCTTGAATCAATTCGCCAATTTTAGCAAGTTTCTTTTGTGCTTTCGTGTTGGTATTTTGTCCAATCGCATTTAAGATTTGAACAAGTCGCAATAAATCAGAATACTTTTTCATTTTATTTTTATGTTTGTTTAAGCAAATATAATGATTATGGATAAGTTACCGTAACAACATCCCAGTTATTGCAAGTTACTTTAACAACACAAGTTAAACGGCAACCACTATCATAAGCTGAATTTTGTACCTCAAAATAACCATTTTGATTATTACGACCTATGCCCGCAATACCATTTCCATCTTGCTCTCTATAACTCCACCATCTTTCGTTTGGATTTCCTGAAGTATCATAAGCAATACCAGCAGTATATCTCAAGTACCAAATTTCAGCTAAGTTACCTGAAGTAGTACGAGTAGCGTGAAAGACAATTTCGTATTGGAATTGTACACTATAACCAGCTGCTACCGTAAATCGCATCGATGTCGCAGTAGTGTAAGCGTTAACATCCATTGTACGAGAATAAATTCTATGTCCACGATTATCGCCATTAGCGTTAAAGTGAACCATTTTAGTTCTTATATCTCCGTTAACGTGAAGCATTAAAGCTGGCGAAGAAGTCCCTATACCAACTAATCCAGCTCCAGTAATTCTAATTCTTTCAGTACCTGAAGTGCCTAAAATTAATGGATTGTTTGAGTTATTTGAAAACCAAGCAGCGGAATTGTAAGATTTAACTACTGCGGTATAAACCCCATTTTCAACTATATCCATTCTTGGCTGACCCGCATTATTATTAAATTCTAATGCGTAACCACTTCCATTTGCAGTATTATAAAATGCAATGCTTGTAGCATTATCATATATTAGAGATGCGCTTAATGAAGAAGAACTTGACCACTTTGCATGGTAATTTGTTGTGCCACTTCCCGAAATACTTCCACCGCCAATAGCTACACCATTAACACGATAAGTGCCAGTAATATTGACATCTCCGCTAATATCTAATTTATATGCTGGAGTTGTTACTCCAATTCCTAAGCTTCCTGACAAATAGTTTTGAGCAGTACCATCCATAAACAAGTTCCAACGTCCTGTTCCACTTGGAATTAAACCTCTAAATCCATAGTTGTTACTTGCTCCTGTAAGTCCAGATTCAACAAAAAATCCATTTTGATTAACAACTGTAGCACCCGTAAATGTAGACGGAGAACCAGCTCTATAATGCGTTAAATTTGATAAAGTAAATGCAGTATTTTGTATAGAAGTATATGTTGCAAAATAATTTGCATTATTTGTAACATCCGAGCGTATTGAACCATCTTGGTAAATACCTATTGAGTTAACTGCACCAGTTATATTTTTGCTAACTCTTAACGTATTACCAGCCAATGCTGTAGTCCCAATACCTAATCCACCACTTGAAATAGTAGTATTCCCATTTAATGTAATTAAGCTACCTGAATCTTGAATATTACTATTCCCTATAGCAGATGAACTTGTCCATTTAGGAACATAGTTTGTTGTTCCGCTACCTGATACCCCTCCCGAAGAAATACTTTGATTCTTCCATGTGCTATTAGATGAATCGTAAACTAAAGCTTGCCCGTTAGTAGGGGATGTAATAAGCACATTGTGTAACTCGTCAATTTCATATCCGTTATCGACTTTAACAAATATCTTTCCGTGTACCGCATGAGCGTAAACTACATAGCCAATTATTACTAAGTGCTGCGGAGCAACTGGTTTTACTTTTGTTAAATATCCAGCATTAGTCGGAGATAAATAAAGCATATCTCCATCCGCCCAAGTTTCCAATCCTCCGTAAGATTTAGCTCCCGTAGTATCTATTTCTTTTACCTCGCCTGAAGTTGTAATAAACCCTTCTTGATTGTTTGCAATACTTTCAGTTACTAAGCCAATTGTTGTTGCTGAATCATGGTCGGAATTACCTTGAGCTAATAATACCGCAAGTCTTTGACCTTGCGCCCCACCTTCGCTTACGCTTCTAATTCTTACGGCTCTAAAGTCTGCCTCGTTTAATGTTGCGCCCGTTTTATTGACTACTCTAACAACGTTTTCTTGTCCAATTTGAAGCGTTACATTGCCACCTTTTAGTCTTAAATCTGCTGTCCCGTCTGTGTCATTCCAAGATAAAGTTCCAGCAGTTGTTGGAGTTGTTGTCGGAGTTGTATCCAATCCAACATAACCACCAAGTAAGCCGTATTCCCCTGAATTGATTATGCCGTTAACTTGCAATAAGCCTCCGCCAGTAACTCCTGAAGTTGTGCCGATTAAAACATTGCCCGAAGCGTTAATTCTTACCTTCTCACTATATCCGATATACAATCCAATATGAGAGCCATTAATAGTTAAAGGAATAGAAGAGTAACTATCATCAACGGCATTTAAAAATAAAGCATCGTTAGTTCCGAATAAGGAAGTACGACCAACTCCAAAGTTAACTCCTGAAGCAGTATTTACCGTAAGCTTGTAAAGACTTGCAGTAGTACCAATCATTACGTTAGTACCATCGTCATATACCAAGCTATTGCCAAGAGCAGTAGAGCCAGTCCATTTAGATAAGTAATTAGTCGTTCCGCTACCGCTTAATCCTCCCGCTACCGTCCAGCTTCTATTTGCTGACAAGTCGTAAGTAGTACCATTGATTGTGATAGTTCTTGTCGTAGGAACTGGAGTATAACCCAATAAGTTTTGCTTTGCATTTAAAGCATTTTGCAAGTCGGTTTGGTCTGATAAAGTACCAGTAATTCCTCCCCAAATTGAAGCTCCTCCGCCTTCGCCTCTATTAATGTTTACCTCTACTATGCTTGGAGTAATGTTTAAAGTAACATTATCAGCTGCATCAGTAACGCTTACATCAATTATATTAACACAAGTTGAAGCATCTACGGTAACAATCTCCGTTATTAGCTCTTGAGTAACATCAATGTTAACCTCCACAACTGATGGAGTTACATTTAATGCAACCTCCTCCGTAGTTTCAGTTACATTAATATCAATTTTTTGGTCAGTCGGAGTTGCGGAAACAAAGATATTATTAGTGATTTCCGTAACACCAATTTCGATGTTATCTTCACACATATTTATCTTGTTATTTCAGGAGTAATATTAAACGATCCCGCAATGTAAGTCTTCACTACACCGCTTGCAAAAGTAATTTGAATGTCGTATTGGTAAGTATCTACTGGAATATCAATGATTTGCTCGTTGATTTTAAACAATCCTGAAGTAGCGTTAGTAATAGTAATCCCCGCAGAACTTGCTGAAGTAAGAGCTAACGCTGGAGATACATCGTTTGCATTCTTGCGAAGTTGCATCTTAATTACCGCACCAGTTAGATTAACCGCTACCGAATCAATTTTAAGCTCAAAAGCTACTTGGTTAAAAGTATCTCCTTTTATATGTGTGAAATTAAGTGCCATTGTTTTTTATTTGTTATTATAAGCTTCCTCGTAAAGTGCATCAATCGAAGCACCGAATGAATGAATTCCAACTGGATTTGGCCAAACTTTGTATTTAGCGAAATCTGCTAATTCATCCGATTGCCAAAGAATATCAACTGAATACTTGCTTGAAAGTGTTTCGTCTGCTTGCATTACAAACCCGATTTCAACTACTGAAACTACTAAATCTTGATTGTAAGATACAATAGTTTCTTCGCCTCCGCCGTAAGTAACCTCAAGCTTTGACTTTAATTTATTCCAATCTGATTGGCTAAACTCGTATTTTAAAAATTTCATTCTATAAAGTTGTTAAAGTTATTGCATCCGCATCTGAAATAGCAGTTTTCCAATATGCTAATTCCTTTAATTCTTCTTCAGCATATAAACCTCCGTACCAAAGTTTCATATTAAATTGAGATAATCCAGTAATATTTGGATTTAAATTAATTGCACTTGCAACTAAAGCCCCATTTATAAATAACTTAATATTTGAAGTGTCATATTTAAAAACTGCTTTAAAAAACGAAGTAGTATTTATTGCTGGCGATCCAATGTATTGAGCTACACTTGATTTTACAGTACCAATTCGCACTTGACCAGATACTGAATTGAAAATTATTTGAACCTGATTTGCATCAGAGCCATCTGAAATTTGAACAATTGTTCTTGCAGATAAAGTATTAAATAAAGCTCTACCGTGAAAATAAATAGTACCATTTGAGCCATCTAACAACGAACTAATTCCAGTCTTGCCGCAGTTGTCAACATTCCTTGTAACCGTAGCAGTAGTAGTAGGAATGTAAGAAGTAGGATAAGCTCCAGCTTCTAATTGTGCGCCGTAGATGTAAATGCCTGAAGTTCCATCGCCAGTATAATTAACAATTGATGTACTATCAATATTAGCTAAAGAAAATCTTATTCCACCAGAAGTTGATGCTGTAGCAGTCATTGTAGCTGTAACTCTTATCCATCCATTATTTAATGATTGAATAGTAGAAGATACATTTGAAGAATTTACTGATGTTAAAGTTTGCAAATTAAAAGAAGCTAATCCAATTACTGTAAATGCTGATGCTGGAAAACTTATTTGTAATCTTCTATTACCAATATTGTTTTTTACAAATAATGATTGTGTATATACTACTCCAGATGTGAAAGTTGGCAATTTAGCCATATAATGATAATTAGTATTATTATCTTCGGTAAGTGTAAAAGAATTACCTCCGCCATCTGGAGAAATTACAGATGATGAATTTACACTACAAAAGTTTTTAAACCAATCTGCATTATCAAATCCATTTGAATAAGCAAACAAATTCGTTCTTTGTGGCTCAAGTAATAACTTAGGACAAGTGCTACTTGTATAGTCAAGTCTTGGTTTGTTAGCCAATACCGTTTCAATTAATCCGCTTGAATTAACACGAGTAGCAGTATCTCCCGCACGAGTGAAAGTCATATCTCCCGATCCGTCAGCTGGAATAACTGAATATAATTTACTTGCTTTATAGCCATTTGGAGTTACTACCAAAGAAGCAGAATTTAATAATCCCATTTTATATATTATTTAATGTATTAACCATGCAATCAAAAGCTTCAAATGTTCCTGAATCAGCAACTACTCGAGCTTGGAAATCAGTTGTATAAGCGTAACCTAATCCGCCAGCGATATTAGTTTCTCCAGAGTATGAAGTCAAATGACTTTTCCCCCAAGAAATTAAATTGTTTATTGCGCCTTGTCCCCAACCTATTGAGTTGTTTATCGCTCCTTGTCCCCAGCCTATGCTATTCGCCATTTTTTATGCTATTTAAAAATACTTGTAATTTCTTTACATTTGTTTCTTTTGGCTTGTACTTGCCTCTATAAGTACCAGCCTCCGAAGTCTGCTTGTGTTTCTGGATATACATCTGCATTTGAGTTTGTATTGTATTCGGGAAAGCTTGATTGATTAAAACACATATAATCAATAAATCTTCGAGTATAGTTTTGAGCTATGCTTCGCTCTTTTTCCACTAAAAAGTCAACCTCTGATTTTTCAACATTAGTGCTATTTTCGCTTCCGTGTTTGAATACTCCTTTGTTCGCTATTGTGTAAGCTGCAAAAGGCATATATTCAACCATCGCCCAATGGATAACCATAGGCTTAATATACACATTTAAAAGCATTAAATAAGGATTAGCCAACGTATTTGCTACAATATCATCGTTAATCTTATTGAAAAGCTTCGTACCCAAATAGTTTTGGATGTGAATATCTTGTGCAACCTTTACCCACTGAATGAATTTATCCGTATCAATGTTCCCATTGAGTGCAGTGAATTTAACAATATCATCACGAGTTACAAATAATGCTTGAGCCATCGTTATTATCTATTTAAAAAACCTTGATTTGGCATATCAATAGGCTTTTGATATACTTTTTTATTATTTGTTGGTAATATCTCGCCAGCCTTTCTTGCTTGTGCTGGACTTACCTCTTCGCTTCCTTTTTTTCTTGGATCAGTGAAACGCTTATAAGTTTCTCTTGTCCAAAAGTGATGGCAAGCTCCACCTCCTTTATAAAGAAAGATGTCATAAGTATTTTCTCCCTTTGGTGACCAAGCTCCATTAGTGCTTGGCTTTTGGCTCATCTGCTCAATATCTTCTTTGCGATATAGCTTGTTAGCCTTAATCATCTTTTGACAAAACTCACGAGAGTTAGCTGACAAGTCCCCACTATAACGGTAACGACTCATAAACAATTTGCCATCTTGCTCCGATTTTAAATTTGGTCTTGCAACTCCAGTAGTTACAAAGTTCCAAACTTTAGCCATTAAGGATTTATCAGGATTGTTTAAAGCTTCAAGCTCTGCATCTAAGCGAGCTTCATCTTCGTAGCTTACAGGTCTTGAATCGATTAATTCCCATACCGTTAAGTCAATATCTTCGCCATAAGAATCTATGTCTAATTCGTCAATATGAGAAGAAAGCTTTACTCCAGTTTCCTCTTCCATATCCGCCTTGTCCATTACCGGAGATAAGTCAGTGAATTCTAATGGCTGAAGAGTTTTAAAGTATAAGTTTAATGCAATACCATTAAATGCAAGAATCTCATCAAACATATCGCAAAGATTCTCTTGGAATGGTCTGATTATCATATTGTCAAACAATACAAAAGCATTCTTCAATTCATCAGCATTTGAACTGAATCCGTTAGCCGAAGGAATACCAAATAGCAAGCCTGAAGTTACGCCATGTCCTAAAAGAATTTTACCTCTTGACTCTTCGCTTAAATATTGGTAATGTTCAGGAGCATTATTTAATGGAACAGAATCAATAGTTGTTTTCTTCGTTTCATCGTTGTTAAATGCTACGATAGTTTTAACACCATGCGATCCCGAAGTCTTGCGCTTAACATCGTTTGATATTAAGGCTTGTTTTTCTTCATCGGGAATTCCGTTATTAAAATTAATAATAGTAGTAGGAGCAAAGCCATTTTGTACATCATTGATTAAATAGTCTGCAATTTCTTCTTCTAATTGAGCATAAGGCAAAGCTCCTAAATAGTCAACATTGGAATAGTATTTTTGTCCAATAGTGTAATTACCTACACAAATCAATTCTAAGGTCTTATCTCCGTAACCGAAAGCTGGAATACGCTTTGGCGGGAATTTCTTCGTGTCAGTCCAATTATCGCTATAATAGTAGCCAGTAATCTCGCCTTTATCATTGCATTTTTCTACACGAATGTTCATCGTAGGAATATGCTCTACTTTGATAATTGCATTCTTTGCCTTATTGTAAATAAGCTGCAAATATCCTTGCCCTAAACGCTTGTAATCAACAACCAATTTCTTCACAACATCCTTGCGAAGCAACATCTTCATTTGAGCATATTCGTTTGGCTTACGATTAGAATCTGAAGCATCTAATCCTTTACCATAAATAAGCTTGCTGATTGAGTTGATAACTGAATTGTTTGTTGTCGATCCGTTGTATCTGTCATTTAAGAAAGTATAATAGTCGTTATTATCGCCAAACTCAACCCAATCTTTTTTGTTGCTCTCAATAGATTTTGGAGCTTTGTAAGCTTCCAATTCCACGAAATGGATATTACTCATAGAAAATTATATTTTGATTGTGTGCAACATACTCATCTTTGTTAACTGAATATGTATCAATATCTTGGTTAGTACAAAATACTTTATCAAGATACACTAAATCCGTATTATTCTTGATAGTCATTGTGTAAAAATGCCCCTCTTCCAAAGCAACAATTTTACTAAATTTTAAATAGAAACTTTCAGCAGTACAAGTAATAGAATACTCAACTTCTACATTGGTAGTTTCATTCCGCAAATATAACTTATTAGCAGTTGCAAGTCGTGTAGGTATAAACTTTACCTCTTGTGCCAATGCTGATTCCTTTAAGATTATCATAATTAATAAACGATAATAGTATAGGTTTGTTTTTAAATGAAAAAAGGGAAGACATCTGCTTCCCAATTTTCAAACCTCAAACAACACAAAAAAACTAAACCCCCGACACAATCGTAAAGCCAGCAGAAGTTAAAGTTGTAGTCAAGAAGTTAGCTGGAACTGGCTCTTGTCCTGACAATACCAAAGTATATCCTGACAAATCTCCCATTGCAGCACCAGTAACAATAGTGCCACCGCTTACTTCCATTCCGTGTGCTAAACCACAATAGAATAAGTTTCCATTGTTGTCTTCAACAATAACTTGTGGTCTGCCATAAGCAAGTAATTTAATTTGCTTATGGTCTTTAATCGTTAATTTCTTCAAAGTCAAATTTAATGTTTGCTCGAAGAAAGTCGTACCATTTTCACGAGATGAAGTGATAGTTTGCTCAAATGAAGAGTTTCCTTTCAAATCATACTTGTATGCTGATGGTGTACCAGCAACCGCAGAAATGGCATCAGTATCCGTAACATCGTATGTTACTCCGGTAGCATCGCCTTCGTTAACAAAGTAAACGGCTTTTAATCCTCCGTTACTTGTTTTGCAAGGCTCTAATCTACCAAGTGAAATATCACAAGCCATATTTTAAATAATTTAAATGATTGTAAAATAAGCTCCCCGAATTAACGAGGAGCTATTAAGATGCTAATTAGTTAGCAGAGTTAGTGATACCGTAAGTAACGATATCTTCAACGATGCCGTATTGAACACCAGCAGTCATACGCATTACAACACGAACATTCTCCGATCCGTCAATGTCTGCTAAGTCAATAACTTTAACTTCAGTCATATCAGTTAATAAACCAGTACCGAAGAACAAGTTATCTTTTGTAGTAGCGATTGCAGTGTTAGCAGCCAATCCGTTTGCTACGAAGATTTTAACACCATCGAAAGACAAAGAACCATTGTTGTACCATTGAGTACCCAATGAGTTAGTTCCGTTAGCTCCCAAACCTGAAGCAGCAAATCCGCCTAAAGCACGAACATAAGCACGAGCGATGTTTTGAGAAACATATAAATACAATCCATCATTTCCGTAAAGAGCAGCTGGAATAGCATCAACGATTTTACCTAATTCAGCAACAACATTAGAAGCAGTAACCGTAGTACCAGCAACTTCTTGTGCAGATGGTAAAGCAGCATCAGCAGCTAATAATGTAGCGAAACCATCAAACTCGCCAGCGTTAGCAGTAACACCAGTCCAAATGTTTGTTTCGTTCTTTGCAGCAACTTTAGCAGCAATGTGAGCTACCAAGAAATCTTGGAAAGAAGATGGCAATACATCAAATGCGCCATATCCTTGTTGTGCTGACAACCAATCAGAATGGAAGTCTTTCTTGCAAAGTTGTAAGTTAACTTGGAATTCTTCAGGAGTTAAAACACGTTCCGTTAAAGTTACCGTAGAAGTAGCAGTAAAGTCGCAAGAAGCGTTTTTCAAGATTGCATCCGTAGACAATTTCTTGATAACCTCTTTGTACTTAATGCTTGGTTTGATTGTGATACCACCAGCTTCGATTGTTGGAGCTGATAATAATGCTGCAGCGATAATTTGGTCTTTAAATTCGCCAGCATAAGTTGTAGTAATGCTTGTAGTAGTAGCCATTATTTATTTATTTGTTAAAAATTTTAGAAAATACTGAATCTTCGATTGAACGAGAACGATTCTTTGATACTTTAAATGAAGATACTCTTACTTCAGATTCTGGATTAGTCATAATTGCTTCAGCACCAGCTTCAACATTTGATAACTCAACCTCTAAAGATTCTTTAGATGCTTTTAAAGATTCGTTCTCTGCTTTAATAGCAGCTAATTCAGTCTTTAATTGCTCAATTTCTGCAAAGAAAGTTTCCTTGCTAACTGATTCAACAATGCGCTTTGGAGTTGGAGCTGATACTTCTGCTTCCATCATAGGCTCAACAACCTCTTCAGGAGCAACTTCAACCTCAACTTCAACTTCAGCTTCCGCTTCTTCTTGCTTGATTTCAGCAATAATGCCTTCAACCGCAACAACTAAGATGCTTCCATCTTCCAACTTGTACTCGCCTACTGGCATAGGTACAATACCATCAGCAGTTACAATTCCAACGGAGAAGTCAGGCTCGAATGATTCAGCTTCGATAATGGTAATACCATCCTCAAGCTTCATTTGAGCAAGCTTAACTTCCATCGAAAGCAATGCCTTGATTTGGTTTAACTTGTTTTTGTAGTTCATACTTATTTATTTATTTATTTACTTATTAATTATCTTTCTAATTGATTTAAAAACTTCAATAATGATTTTGCGCTATTAATTGTTGCAATAGCAAATGTTTCTTCTCTTTGAATTTCAACTGGCACATCAATACCAAATTCATTTGAAACTTTTTTAATTTCATTAGCATTATCTATAAAAGAATTACCAAGTGAAATTGCTTTTTTCAAGTTAATTTCTGCTTTAGTTCTTGCATTATATACAATATCGGCTCCAGCTTGAAATTCTTTCATAGCGTCTTGGCTACTTTTAATAGCATCTTGAATTATTCCTAATTCGATTTTTTGACTTGCTAACTCAACCTTATTTAACTTATTAAATACTGATTTTTCGATGTTCATATTAATGCTCGCTTATAATTGTTCTTGACTGATTTGTATTTACAATTGTTGTTGTAGTAGATTGACCTACCAACGATCCAATCCCCTGATTGATTTCTTCGCCTTTGCAACATTCTTTGCTATATGTGCCATCTTTGCACAAGCAAGCTCTATTGCCTCCAACTGGAGAACTATTTTTATTCTTCGCCATCTTTAAGTATTGAAATAATTTGGTTAACAAGTTCTTCTTCTTTAGCCATTTCTAATTTATCAGCAAAATATCCCTCAATTGAGAAACCCTTTACTTTCCCATCCTTTACATCTTGCCAAACTTGGTCATTGTCTGCTTTCATTGAAATCATCCAAGTGCCTTGTGGCAAAGAGAATCCATAAGCATTTGACTTATCATTCTCCGTATCATCAATAATCCAAGATTCAACTACGGTCATACCATCAATCTTGCTATTATGTTGCAAGGTAGCGTTTGACTGATTGCCATTCTTTAGGAATAATTCAGAAGCAAGCTTTACCGTTTCCTTTGAAAAGAATACATAGAACTCATCCTTCCCATACTTACGATAAATTTGCTTATTTGGTATTAATGCCGCACCCATCAATATCCGTTTCTCCGCATCTACTTCGGCAAGCTTAACTTCGTATTCTTTATTCAAAGCGACAAAGTTGCTCTCTATTGCGGGAAAGTCGACAAGGGAAACGGCATCAATGCCATCAGTATCTTTATCAATAATTAATTCCACGATTCTCATAACCTATAAACGATTTAAAATTTGATTGTTTTATTTTCACTACATCGAAGCAGCATTCACGATATTTCTATCCAAGCTTTGTGCCGTAGTTACATCCTTTGAAACTACATAAGCTTTCACTGGAGTATTGGCTTGCTGATTGAGTGATTGTGCCACCTGATTAATTCCGCTTGCTCCTACTACGTTAAATTGAGGAGCAGCTGAAGCTGGAGTAGCACCTGACATATCCATACCACCACCAGAAGTAGATGGTTGAGTATTGATAATGTCTTGAACTGCTTTAAATCCCATTGCAGCTACCGTAGCAACATTGGCAACTTTTAAACCAAACTCGAAAGGAGTAGCAGTCTTTGTAGCTAATTCAGCAGTAATACCTTGATAAGTATTAACTAATGATTGAGCAATTGCAAAAGCTTTGCCTTCAGTTGAAGAGGCTTCAAACAAAGAAGAGATATTGCCAAGAGTATTAGATACCATTGCTATTCTTTGATTCTCAATTATTTTTTGCTGAACTAAAGTATCCTTAGAAATCTTTCTTTTCTCATCTTCGCTTATTTGAGTTGACTCTTGAGCTGCTTGATTAAATTGTTGCAATGCAAATAAACGAGAAGAGTAAGCCTCTAGCTCGTTATTTACAACTTGCATTCTTAACTCCTGATCCCTATTATATTGATAAGTTCTTAATTGATCAGCTATTGAAATGCTTTGTAATCTAAGAGCAGCAATCTCTTGTTCGGCAGCATTTTCAATTTCTTTTCTTCGAGTTGAACCTTTCTCATATAATGCTTCTTGCTGCTGAAAAAATTGAGCAGTATCGTGTATTTTTTGGTCAAGAATTCTTTTTTGCTCAATTAAATTTTCATCTTCCGATTTAATTGTTGTAGCTAAAGCTTCCTTTCTTGCAAATTCAATATCTCTTTGTGTCGTAGCAGTATCTGCTAATAGTTGCCTTTCTTCAAGTATTAAAGCAATTCTTGCTTGGTCTTGCTCTGTTATAAAACCTTGCAATTGCGCCCTAATACCTAAAATATTATTTTTGGTTTCCTCAAGCTTAATTTCGTCTTCTCTTTGACCAGTTAAATTAAATTGTGCTTGAGCTGCATCTTTTTGAATTTGAGCATAAGCAAGCATTTCTCTTTTTTGGTCAGCAATAATTGTCGCAAGTTTTTCATTTGCGGCATTACGATTTTCTAATGTTTCTAATTCATTATCACGAATCTTTCTTTGCTCCTCTGCTTGTCTATCGTATTTCTCAAATACTCCTTGCTGCTTTACTTGAGCATATAAAGCTTTATTGGTAATTTTAGTTATATCTTCTGCTTCTTTTTTTGCGTTATTAATATAAATCGCAGCAGCAGCAGCAGTTCCAGCTGGGTTAGTAACAAAGTTTTTAATAGCGTTTCCAGCAGTCTTTAAAAAATTACCGCTAAAAATTGAATCGCCTAAATCTTTTGCAGACTTTTTAACAACATTTAAAGACGTGCTATAAGCATCCGCGACTTTATTAGAGCTTGATAAGGCATCTTTAAAATCTTCAAATTGCGATGCAAGAATACCGATCCCAATTCCTTTGATATTTGAAGCAATTCCGCTAATTGCTCCGCCCATTTTTCTTAAGGTATTTGCTGCTTGATTTCCAGTTTTACCAATATCTTTTAAGTCCTCTTCAACGTGTTTAAGAGATTTGTCGGTTTTGTCAGCAGTTTGCTTTACATCGTCTAATGAATCAGATAGTTGCTCAACATTCTTAACAACTTTGTCAAGATTGCTCTTAACTTCTAATTCAAATTCTTTCTTTTCAGCCATTTTAATTCTCTCTTAAATTGTTTAAATAAATCTTTAAATGTACTTGGCAAATGGTTTTTACCCTTCGCTATTTCGATAACTTCAGCTTGCGCAAAATGGTCATCTATTATTAGTAAATCAATAATGTGTTTTATCATAGCGTTATTCTAATTACAGATGTATATTGTCCCCAAGTATCAACGTTATAAGTAGGAGTGCCTGAAATATGAGGCAATCTAATTTGGTGCGTTACTTTAGTATAACCATTATTAAATGGATTTGTAATAATTAGCAACGCTTCCGTTCCGTCCGCTGAAACTTTATAAGCTGAAATTGGAGCTTTAGCTTGGCAAAGCATTACTGGAATGTTTGAGCAATTGGCATCGCTGTCGGAAGTCCAAGCACTATTCCAATATATTTGAGGCTTCAACCAACTTGTGCTTGCCCCAACAATATCTCTATTTTGCATTACTTGCCAATATCCAATATGAAACCAATCATAAAGACCATTGTCAGCTATTGCAATATCTCCCCAATAATATACTATTGGATTATCGTTATCTACTCTATCGTGATTGTACTCGCCACCAATTGACATAGGAGATGGACTCCATAAATATAAACCATCGCCATAAGCAAAAGACCAAACCGCAAGTGATTGATTCATCGATGGTGCTACGCTTGGTCTATAACCTAACATTGAGCCATTTTGTACGCCAGTACGAGCAAAGTAAAAGTCAGCTTTATTTGGCTCTTGCAATCCCCAAAAGTATCCCATTACTTTTTTAGTCTTTGCAGCTTCAACGCCTATCATATCTACGATTAACTTTCTTGTCATATCGTAGTTATGAACAAAAGCATAAAGCAACCAATTCGGTCTGCCCATACTAACATAGTTTGCAACATAAAATGAATCGTAAACATCAATAGCTCCCTCGTAAAAACGATGGTAGTAAACCGCTGATTTGCTTTTAGTGCCTAACAAGTAATAGTTTTTGTAGTCATCGTATAACTCAGTAGCTTTAGCCTCCGCAATTGTTCTATCCACTACATCGTAAAATCCATTACATTAAATAGCAGTGGTAAAATTGTTGGAACAGCTCAAGAGCTACTTGAGTCAACTACCGATGTAAGTTGGGTTGACGATTCAATTATTCAATATCCACAAGGCATTCAGGTTTCAAATAATTATTTTGATAACTGGTGGTGGGGGACTAATATGTCTTTGGATTCAAGCAATAGATTAACCGATGCACTTTGGACACAAAAGCCAAATGAATCCGATGTTAAAAAATGGCAAGTAGAATATGGCGAATATCGCACTGATGCTTTGACAAATATAGATTTGTCAGATATGAAAGGCTACGATTTAAAAATTACGATTGGTAAATGGGGGACAAATAATTATGCTGGAGATATTATTCCTGGCTTTGAAGTGGACAATTTTACTTTTCCTATTGTACATATTGCAGCTGATAGAAATCGGGCTACTACGGTAGGAAGTTTAAAGTATTTTTTCAGACCTGATTACTTTTTTCCTAAAGAAGATTTTAATCACATAAGCTTCTTTAGAAGATTTCCTAATACATTACCAATCTTAGACAAGAATGGCAATCAAAAGAATTTCATATCGGTATTGAATCCGATCCTTGATTGCGTTGTAAAAGATTCGGGTACATTTGGAAGCGTTTCAAGAGAATGGAGAACTTCAACAAGAAACAACAAAGGATATAATTATTCTTCAATGTTGTATTTGAAAAACTTTGTTACTGGTACTCCAAGCAATACTGATTACTTTATGCGGAAAGATTTAGATCCAGTAGCGGATTCTAATAATATCTTTCAATTTATTCCAATTAATGAAAGGCACGTTTTTGACGGAGATTCTTGGATTAAAGCAGCAAGCGGACACGTTAGGGGAGTTACTCCTAATTATAATAACGATACTGATGTAAGTTACATTTGCGCTTTACTTGAATCTTTGGCGGTATTGCCTGAAGATAGAGATGGTTTTTACCCTTCGCTATTTCGATAACTT